CGTGGTCACGTCGATGGTGTTGAGCTTCATTCCGTCGAGGTTGAGGCTGAGAACCTCCGCGACGGCGCTTGAGTTGAAGGTGATAGTGGTGCCGAACGTTGGCACCGCTGCGGTGATGGGTGTGGTTGGCATGGGGTGATCCTCCTAGATCAAGCGCCACCACCGGCTTCGGTGATGGTCGTGGGTGAAACGGAGCTGGAGCGGTACGTCGCTTCCAGCGTGACAGTCGTGACGTGGATGCCGGTCTCGGTTGCTTCGGCACCCACGTCGTACTGGCTGGTGATCCCGGTTTCGCGGATCTCAAAGATTTGCACGCTGCGGCTCGTGCCGGCTGCGCCGTGCATCTTGACTCGCACGGCCTCGGCGATCTGGCGCGACACCTTCAACGTGGAGGCGATGCAGTCCACCTCGACGGTGAACTTGCGCAGGCAGTCGGTGCGGCCGAAAGTCGGCGACACGTTCGCATCTTGCCCGGTGGTGAGCACGATGGCGGGGAGCGTGGTGGTGTCGCGGAACGCAGTGAAGATGCGCGTGGAGACCAGATTGGTGACGCTGGTCGATTGCGTCAGGGCATCGCGGACGGCTGCGACGATTGCCTGGCTGCTCACGACAGCCCTCGCTTCGCTGCTTCGAGCAGGATGCGGCGCGGCAGTTCGGTCGCCATGAAAGCGTTGATGTCTACTGTGAGACGCTTGTACAGGGGCAGAATGACGCGCCAACCTGGGTAGTTTCTTCCTGTGTTGTATCTGCCACCGTCAATGATCCAAATACCAGGCGCCCAAGCTTTGGTGCGCGCGCGATAGTTGAGGTGCTTGTCGGTCCAAAATTTGAACCCGAAGCCCTTGATGGAAAAAGCACGCTTGACCTGTGCGCGTGAAAACCCGACCGAAGAGCCGATTTTGTAGGTTCTGAACATCCAGCGATTCCAGCGCCCAGATTTCGATGGCTTCTGGTTGTCGTGCTTGCCGCTGTGTGCGGAGAACTCCGAGAGCAGGCCCAGGCGCACAGGCTCCATCGCCTCGGTCATCAGTTCTTCCGCCAGTTCTTTCAGCACTGTCGTGCCCAGCTCAATCATCGCCTGATTGATTTCAGCGACGCCTTGCACGGCTACAGACTTGTGCACGTTCGAGTAGCCCATTAGGTCACGATCTCCCGGCACATGAGGTCGAGGTACTGCCGGCGTTCTTGCCAGTCCACGACCGTCACGACCTCCCATGTGCGCGACACCATGCCCTGTTCGTCGCTGACGGTGCGAAGTTGGCTGCGGTGGCTGACGGTGGGGTGCCAGCGCATGCGGATGCGGTGCGTCACCGTCTGATTCATCTGGCGGTGGTTCATCTTCTCGTCCGCGCTTGCGTCGTTGATTGCGGCGAACAGCACCGTGCCGCTGCCGGCAGCGTTCGCCGTGCGCACCGGCTGGCCGTACTCATCGACCGTGGTGGGTGTGCCGAGCAGTTCGAGCGGGGTGCGCATGTAGCCCGGGTTCATGCGTAGTCCCCCGAGTGGTACTGCACGATCAGGCGCTCGACGGTGCGCGGGATCTCGTAGAGCTGCGTGGGGCCGACGGCGGTGCGGTTGTCGTACAGGTGCGCAGCCTGCAGCAGCACGGCGTGGCGCAGGGCGGCGGGGATGTTGGCGCTGGCTGCGCCATAGCCCGCGGTGAAGTTCACGGTGACATCGAGCGCGCCCGTGCCCTGAGTGTCAGGCCAGGAAGAGGTGCTCTTCAGCACGACGCGGCCGATGTTGTCGACGCTGTAGGCGTGGTAGTTGCTGCTCGACAGCGTCTGCGTCGCGCCGGCGGTGTCGGTGTAGGTGATGCTGGAGACGCTCAGCCAGGGCGAGCGGGGCAGGATGATTTGCCCAGACGCTGGGAACTCCTCCAGCTGGTAGGAGAACGCCCGGGTGATCAGGGCCCGCCGGGTTTCGTTCTCGATGCACTGCGTAGCCGTGAGCACCAGCGTGGCGATGTATGTGTCGTCCTGCGCGTGATAGACACGTGCGTGCGTCTTCAGGTCGCTGGTGCTTACGGCCGCGGTAACTGCGCCTGCGTCGGTCAAGTTGGTCATCATCGCTTCGCTGCCTTCCTCACCGCCTTGCAGCAGTCGGGCTTCACGCAGGCTTCAGGCTGGTCTGGGTGGCTCTCGGCGCGTTCCGCGAGCCCGGTGGCGATCAGCTCGATCGCGGTGCGCTCGTCGACGGTCAGGAGATCGCCGGGCGCATGCGCGTCTTTCAGATCGGCGTAAGCCTGGATGACTCTCACGGTTTGCATGGTCGGAAATCCGCCCGGGGGCTTTCGCCCCCGAGCGGTGTGGGTTCAGGTCAGTGATCAGCTGGCCGGCGACAGGAGGTAACGGAAAGCCTCGGTCTGGGTCAGGGTGATGTCCACGCGGTTCTGCGCAAGGAATCCGGTCTGATTGCTGTCGGCGTATCGCTCGCGCAGCACCTTGAGCGTGTAGCCGCTGCGCTCACCGATCACGCAGTAGTCGAACGCGCCCGCGATGCCGATCACGCTGCCGGCCGTGATGCTGTTGACGTACGCGCTGGCGTAGACCGGGATGCCCATCAGACGATCTGGCTCGCCGAGCACGCCGCTGGGCTGCCAGAAGTAGCCGAGCTGAGTGGTGGCGGCAGTTGCTGCCATCTTGCGCATCTGACCGAGCACAGTGTCGCTGGTAACGATGGCGCAGCTGGGGTGCATGCGGTACTGACGGGGAATCGAATAGACCCAGTCGATCACGTTCGCAGCGGTCAGCGCAGGGCTAGCGACGGAGCCCGCCATCGTTGCGCCAGTGCTCACGGTGGTGTTGGTGCCGCTGGTGTAGGTCAGGATTCCCTTCGGGTTTGCGCCAGTGTTGTTGCCGACCAGGAAGCCAGACTCCTCCACCTCGCCGAACTTACGGGCAAACTGTTCCGTCAGGATCGACTCGATCGAGAAGCCGGGGCCACGAGCGGGCGCGTCTTCCATGAGCTCATTCGACACGAGCGACAGACCAGCCAGGCGGCGGGGCTGCAGGACGCGGTTGGTGAAGGTGCCCGCGTTCTCTGTGGGCGCGCTGCCTTCAGAGATGAAAGCAGCGTTTGGCAGGGCGGTTTCAAAGGCGATCTCGCGCTTCCAGCTGCCGAGCGGCAGGACGCGGGCGAGCTTGCGCAGGGCCACGATGTTCTGCAGACGCTTTGCGAGCTCGTTGTGGAACTCGGTCGGCGGCAGCACGTCGCCGGAGCCCGAGGTGCCCTCGGACAGGGCGCGCATTTCGGCCACGGGGGTGTGCTCGCCACGCTTCAGGTAGGTCGCGTAGGCGTTCTGGTACTCGTCGCTGCAGCGGAAGTCGCCGAAGCGCGGGGCGCGCTGGGCGGTCTCGCGAGCGGCGGGAGCGCGACGCACTTCGGGCGCGTCCGGGCCCACGTCAACAAAGCCAGCGTCCTTGTCCTTCGCGGCGAGGCCCATCAGCGCGTGGTTGCGCTCGATCTGGCTCTGCACGCTGCGGTACTCGGCGTTGAGCGCGTCGAACTTTGCGGTGTCCTCGGCGGACATATCGCCGCCCTTGGCGTTCGCCGCTTCGATCATGTTCTGCATGGCGCGGTAGCGGGCGTCGTTGCCCTCGCGCAGTTCCTTGTAGCCCTTCATGGTGTTGTTTCCTTTTCTCGCTTTTAGCGATGGATTCCAAATGCCGCGTTCACGTCAGTCAGCGCACCTGCGCATCGAACCGACACGATGAACGCGGCTTCGTTCGTGGCGGCGAAAGTTTCGTTGAGTCGCGTCACGCTGATCCCGTTGCCCGCGAACGCGAGCAAGTAGCGCGACAGGTCGGCAGCAATGACAAGTGGCTCGCCACTTTGGGCGATGCCGCCAGTGCCAAAGCCTCCGGGGCTCATCTCAGCAAACAGGAACGGCCGCCCGTAGACCTTGCCGTCGCTGAGGACCATGTTTGCTGACGCGTTGATCGATCCTGAGCCAATGGAAATTCCGTCATTTCCTGCTTGGCCATTGTTCGCGTTCATCTTGCTGTTGAACACAAACGTGCATCGGTCCCAGTAGTGCGGAGCCAATCGCTCAGACTGACAAAGGCCGAGGGTTGCATTCATAAGTCCGTTGACGCTGTTGAGTGATCCAGACGTAGCAGCGAGAGCAGAGCTGCTCGCCAGGCTGCGGCTGTATCGCTTCAGAGTGTTGAGGATGCCATGGCACGCATCGCTGCCGGCGGTGCTCGCCGTGCCAGCCGTCACGCTGTCGTCCTTGTTGCCGATGAGAATCTGACGAGACAGTTCTCGCAGAATGTCCTGCGAAGCTTGCTTGACGATGATGCTCTCGACGCTCGCGTCGCCCATGTTCGCGCTGTCTTCAACAAGTTCCTGCGACGCTTTCACCAAGACGCTGATGCGCTTCAGGGTAAATGTCGAGGTGCCGGTGCCAGTGTTGCTTGTGCCAGGTAGCGTGAACGATGGCACAGCCACCTGCGTCTGGCCGCTAGCGGTTGCGTCAAGAAGCGTTCCGGCTTCTCCGGGGTTCTTCTGCACGCTAAAGCCCTGCGGAGCAGAGCTGTTGCTGTTCGGGGGCGTGATGATCGGGACGCTGAAGGTGCCGGTCGAGGTGTATACCTTGCTCACCTTGCCGACGATGCGGTCGTCGCCCAGCTCCTCCATGAACATGTTGGAGAAAGTGGTCGGGAACAGCACGGCGCCGCCCGTCGCGCTGCCCTCGCTCAGTGCGCGAGCCTCCACGTCGGTCAGACCGTTGTGTCCGCGGGCGAGGTAGCGCGAGAAAAGCCCGCGGTACTCCTCGCCATTTCGATCCAGTTGATTCTTCTTCTCCATCGCAGTCTCCGGTTAGCGCCGGGGTGCGACGAAAAAGGCGCACTAGCCCGGCGGTTCGTTGTCTTCCAGTTCAACGTCCGCATGCAGGCCAGTGCGCCACGAGGGCAAG